AGTCCTCGCCATAGTCGATAGTCGCGCACCACTCGTCCTTGGCCTCCCGCACTGGGTAAGTCTCCTCGAACCAGAACTTGAGCGCAGCAAACGGGAGTGTGGTTGTGCCTCGCTTGGCGTTGAACTCGTCGACGCTGTCGCTACACCCGTGTGTTAGGTAGAACACAATCTTAACTTCTGAACGATAGCCCATGTCTATTCTCCTACTCTCTTAGGGTTAAGCATCTTTAGCTCGTTCATATTGCTCACAACTACATAGTTGGACTTGTTCATCGGCACTGTGCAGAACGTCACCATGTGGGCTTGCTTGTCACCGCACGATAAGCATGTCGTGTAGCCAAGCCGTGAACGGGCAGCGGGAAACAGGTTGCCGCACTTACATATTACTTGGGTCATTGGTCTTGCTCCTTGTCCACTATGAACTTGCTCGTGCGCAGGACTAATTCGATGCGCCTAGGTGTAATCTCGTGCTGCTCGTCGTTATGCCAACGATAGTGCTTGTTTAGGTAGTCAACCCATTCTTGCAGGGCAGGGGTAACCTCTATCTTCTTCATTATCTCTCTCCATCTTCGAAGTTAAGCTCTGCTACTACGTCATCGTCATCCGTTGCACGTGCAACGCTTCCCCACACATACCCGAACGAACTGATGAGGATGTCGCGCACCTCCTCGCGGTCAAAGCTGTCGCCTTCGAAGTGCACTTTGCCTCGTGATAAATATATGTCTGTGGCCCTGATGATGTCGGCCAAGCTGACCCCCATCGGATAGATGCCGTGATTGCCGTAGAAGCTACGAACGTATAGGTAGAACTGATTCATCATTGCTAGTCTCCACTAGTTATCCGTGGCACGTGCCACGCTTGGTTAAACAGGTCGAATTGATGGCAAAAGTCGAGCCAAAGTTTTTTCTTTTTAGTATAGCACTATACATTGTCTATTACAATAGCTTTTGGGCAAAACGGGCTGCGATGGGGGTTGTGATAGGGGCTTATTTTACTCACAATGTAGGACTTCTGCGCTTTGTGCAAAAATTAGGTATTGTTAGTAGACAGTGTGGCTTTGTGAGCAACTTTTACTAACAAAAGAAAACGGCAGCTTACTGCGGGTCTTGGGGGTTTTCTAGGGGTATATATATGTAATGTTCAAAAGTTAGTAAGTAAAAGAGAGAGAGAGGCCATCAGGGATTTTGCATCTGCATAGGCGAGGACACCCTTGCGAACCCCGTCTCAGGGTTTTCACAAATATATTTTACTAACTTTGCACAAAGCGCAGAAACCCTACGTTAATTACTAACAATACAACTAACATTGCAGATTTTACTAACATTAGGTTAGCGTAGTATATGTAGTGCCCACATCCCGAAACTGTCATGGGGAAGCGTGGCACGTGCCACGGCTAGGTAACGTGGTAGCGTGGTAGACATAGTGGCCTCATTCAGGAACTGTCATGGGGGAGCCTCGTCGGTCGTCTCATCAAGGAACTGTCACGGGGGACGCGGATTGCGGACACAAAAAAACCCTGCCAGCCGAAGCTGACAGGGTGGATGCGATTATGCGGGTTCGGATTGTTTGAGGCAATATGCAATGTAATCCAGTGCATCGTCAAGCGTCGGCCAAGGCATATCTAAAGCGCCATGCACTACTGCGATATAGCTAGGTTCTCCGTCATGGGGATACCACAACTCTGCGGATGCATGGGGCGGGTGAAACAATACACCCGCACCAAATTGGCGGGACGGCACATTGGCCAGATAAACCATAGACATTTCATTTTCTCCAAAAAGGTGAGGCTAGCCTTGCGGCTAGCCTCTTAGGGATTAGAAATTCCATGCTTTCTTGCCGCTGCAATCAAGCACCGCTTGCGCCGATATATTGCAGACCTTGAAATATGCCGCCATTGCGTCATGCACGACTAGCATGGCATCAGACTGCTCTTTTGTCATGGTTTCCATAGGGTCGTTATGGATGCGGCGATATGCTGTTGGGAAGTTATCCCAAGACAAAGCCCAAACGTCTAGGTTCTGCTTGGCATTGCCTTTCGGATTGGATTGTTTGTTCTGGTGAACGCCCATTCCCCATTCCTTAACGCGGCGCAGGATATCCCGTGCCTTGTCTTTATTGCCGCCCGTGTTGGCCTGTATCGTTGCCCGCAAACCTTCCAAGCTTTCATGGATTTGTTTCTTGCGAGTCTTGTCGGCATCGGACAAATCGGTCGTTGCTGTTGCGTAAACCTTTGCCCAATCTTTGCCATGCTTTTCGCAAAGCTTGACGTTTAACGCCTCGTTTACCGATGCGCCGATATTCGCAATCTTGCCGCCAATCGCAGCAATCTCACCCATAGGCAATGCGGTAAGGATAACAACCCGCTGCTTTGCATCGGCTTTCGATAGCCGCGCAATTGTGTCTGCCCTATCAAAATCAACAGTAGGTTGAGCGGGTTGAGCCAATGCAACAGCATTTACTGATTTAACTTTAGTCATAACATATTCTCCAATATGGATTGTGATTGTCGCCGAGACCGAATGTCTCTTTGACGATTCTGTTATCGCTTAGGTTGATTAAACGAACAATGTCTAATTGTGTCAGACGCTAAGACCCGCAGAAACCCTAGGGTTTTTGGAAGCATGGGGTGGGGCCAAGCGTGGCACGTGCCACGGATACCCACTATACCCCGACCCCCGCTGTGGTAGATAGGATTCCGCCACGCGCCTGTACTTACTATTATGCTCAAAGGATCACAAAATTCTCAGAAACACCCCCCATAGGGATCGAAACCACAGACCCCCCACCCCCTATATTTTTTAGGTATACACCCCAAACCCGGCATTTCGGGTAACCCCCCCGTCAATGGTACCTTGTATTATTTCTGCCACTCCTATGGTATATGTAACACCCATGCCTTTCAACGACATAGAGAAGCGTAGGGAAGCGAGCCGCAGGCATTACGCGAAGCATCGTGAGCGCGTTATTGAGTCGGCAAAGAAGTACAGTAAGATCGCCCGGAACCGTATTCGTACACATATAAATACACACTTGAAGGCTAACCCGTGCGTAGACTGCGGGGAGGCGGATATAATAGTCTTAGAATTTGACCATATAGGCGACGACAAGCATTTCTCCATATCAGATGCCGTCCGGCACGGGTACAGCATGACAAAGTTGAAGAACGAGATCGCTAAGTGCGAAGTGCGGTGCGCCAACTGCCACAGGAAGAAGACCTACGAGCGTGGTGGTTGGACACATAAGGATTAAAAGCTCTTTACTACTCATACTAGCGAACGTATAAGACCCATCTGCTCCCTCAAACCGGACGCTGCGCTACATGCCTGTGATTAAAATTGAACCTAGTACCAACCACCCCATCCCGTACTCTACGGATGAGGATAAACCTTCTACCTTCATGGATGAGGTTGCTATTACGTCGCTAACGTCGGAACTGCTTGAGCAGTTAGGTGCACCCCTAGAGGTAGACGAAGCGGACTTTGAGCGCGAGAAGAAGCTCATTAAAGGCGCTATTCAGGATAAGAAAGCATCAGCATTACGCACACCCATGGCGGCAACGGCTGCTCGTGGGTTCTTGCAGGAATATGGTAAAAGTCTGGCTGTCGATGCTAACATGGTGCGTGTCGCCCTTACCAATAAGCTGCTAGAGATAGCGGACTGCGGCGAGATCAAGTACGAGCTTAAGGCTATTGAGCTACTAGGAAAGCATTCGGATATCGGGTTGTTCACCGAGCGTAGCGAGATCAACATCAATTATAACAGCCCCGACGCACTCGAGAAGCAGATCAAAGAGCGGGTCAAGCGCCTGCTTAATGCTGATATCATCGACGTTACGCCGCTGGGTATGGACCTCGACGAAGAGCTTGGCATTGCTCAGCTAGAGTATGGCGAGCTTGACGAGATGGAAGACGCGCAGTTCGAAGAACTAGCGGAAGATGAGGCGCTATCGGAATGACGATATCGCTCTCCGACATTCCTAAGATACTACATAAGCTGCCGATACATGAGCAGGAGATACTACTTGCCGAGCTTGAGAAGCTGCAAGAGCTTAAGAGTCGTAAGCTGAGCCAAGATCGGTTCATTAAGTTTGTAGAGGCCGTGTGGCCGTCATTCATAGCAGGTAGACATCATGCAAAAATGGCTGATGCGTTCGAACGCGTTGCTCGTGGTGAGTGCAAGCGGCTCATTATTAATATGCCACCGCGACACACAAAGTCGGAGTTCGCCTCTTACCTGCTCCCTGCATGGTTCCTCGGTAAATACCCCGGTAAAAAGATTATCCAATGTTCCCATACGGCAGAGCTTGCGGTAGGCTTTGGACGTAAAGTTCGTAACCTCGTTGACACAGAAGTATATCACAACATATTTCCAGACCTAAGCCTCGCGTCAGACAGTAAAGCGGCTGGCCGGTGGAATACTTCGAAGGGGGGTGATTACTTCGCTATCGGGATCGGGGGTGCCGTAACGGGTAAGGGGGCTGACGTCCTCATCATCGACGATCCGCACTCGGAGCAGGAAGCGGCTATCGCAGAAATTAACCCAGACATCTACGACAAGACATACGAGTGGTATACATCTGGTCCGCGTCAGCGTCTTCAGCCGGGTGGGTCTATCGTCATCGTGATGACACGGTGGTCGAAGCGTGATCTGACAGGGCAGATACTTAAAGATGCAGTAGCCAACGACAGCCTTAACGAGTGGGAAGTCATTGAATTTCCAGCAATTTTACCTTCAGATAAGCCGCTGTGGCCTGAGTTCTGGGAGCTAAGCGAGCTTCAGAAAGTTAAGCGCGACGTTCCTAACAGTAAGTGGATGGCGCAGTATCAGCAGAATCCGATCTCCGAGTCGGCTGCTATTGTTAAGCGGGAGTGGTGGCAGGAGTGGGATAGCGACATACCACCCAAGTGCAACTTTATTTTACAAAGCTGGGATACGGCCTTCGAGAAGACGCAGCGTGCCGACTATTCAGCGTGCACGACATGGGGTGTGTTTTATCAACCTGATGATGCTGGTACCGAGCAGGCTAATATTATCCTGTTAAATGCTTTCCGAGACCGCATGGAGTTTCCGGAACTGAAGCGGTGCGCCATCGAGGAGTACAAAGAGTGAGAACCAGACAGCATTATCATCGAAAAAAAGGCTTCCGGTGCGCCTTTGATCTACGAGATGAGGGCCATGGGGATACCGGTACAAGAGTTTACACCTACACGGGGCAACGACAAAATCTCCCGATTGAATGCTGTGAGCGACATCTTTGCGTCTGGACGGGTGTGGGCACCTGCAACTCGGTGGGCAGAAGAAGTAATTGACGAAGTAGCTGAATTTCCTGCCGGTACTCATGATGACTATGTCGATACTGTATCTATGGCTTTGCACCGCTTCCGTAGGGGCGGGTACATTACAACCGACCTAGACGAACCCGACGAAATCAAGTATTTTAAAAGCAATCGCAATCAGGGATATTACTAATGGCTGGGCCTAAAAAGAAGCAACCTACCATATCGACTTACCGTCCCGGTATAGCGGAGAAAGTTATTGACTCTACTGTAGGTGCAGGGCTTAGGCAGATACATCGGCTTAGCGGTAAATCTGAGCGCGATGCGTACCGCCTTGCGGGTGACGCAATGCGTAATATAGAAGACCTTACAGGGTTAAAGACAGCAGAGCGCTCTACACGCCAAATCCTAAAGGGTAAAGGTACCGCAAGTGATTACGCTACGGTTGGCTTAACGGCGCTACCATTGGTTGGTGGCAAAATAGGTAGGCAGGTTGTTAGGCGTGCAAATGCCCCAAGCGCACCATCTGTAACTAACAGGATGTATTCAGAAAAAATAATGGGTCCAGAATATAAACCCGGTGATAAACTCCCTAAATACGGGTATCGCAATATATCTACTCCTGCAGAACTAGCAGATATGGCTAAGTCCGGGTATATGCGGCCAGCGCCGGGTAAGAAGGCTAACAAGTACTTCACTATGTCAGATGCAGAAGTGCCCTCAGCAGGCAATCGTGGCGTCAAGCCTGTGGTTAGGGTTCCAAGTGACAGGATACCTCAAGGGGCACCTGTACGGTCGCGTGACGCACAAGTTTGGGACAACGCAACTGAAAGTTGGAAGCCAATAAAACGTAAGGCTAAGGGGGGTAAGGTCACCGCCACTAAATCAAAAGCTTCTCGCGGCGACGGTATCGCTAAGCGCGGCAAAACTAAAGGGAAGTTAATATAATGGACATCGACAAATCACTTAACCAAGCACCCATGGGTTTAGATTTAGACGCGCCTGATATGGACGAAGGTCTCGATATTGAAATTGAGATTGAAGACGAGGACGCGGAGGAAGAAGAAGCCGAGGTCGAGATCGACGAGGACGATGAGTTCGCAGAAAATCTTGCCGAAGACATGGATGAGGGCGATCTTACTGAGCTTGCGAGTGACTTGTTGGGTGAGTTTGACGAAGATATTAGCAGCCGTAAAGACTGGATGCAGACCTATGTAGATGGGCTTGAGTTGCTTGGTATGAAGGTTGACGACCGTACTGAGCCTTGGCCCGGTGCGTGCGGTGTATATCACCCACTAATGAGCGAAGCGCTAGTTAAGTTCCAAGCTGAGACCATGATGGAGACGTTCCCGGCCCGTGGGCCTGTGCGGACGGAGATTATAGGTAAAGAGACGCCAGCAAAGAAAGAAGCCGCTGAACGCGTTGAAGCCGACATGAATTACCAGTTGACCGATGTGATGATCGAATATCGGCCTGAACATGAGCGTATGCTGTGGGGGTTGGGCCTCTCAGGAAATGCGTTTAAGAAGGTCTATTACGATCCATCACTCGGTCGTCAGACAGCGATGTACGTGCCCTCTGAGGACGTTGTCGTACCTTATGGCGCGTCTAGTTTGGAAGTCGCTGG